ATAAGCCGTGGAACACTGATGGTGGACCAATGGCTAAGACTGATAGTTGGATGCAGAAAACAAAAGTTGCTGCAAAGACAGCAGGCGTAGATAGAGGTGACCCAACATTCAATACCACTAGTCGTGGTAGCACCAGTGTGCAAGTGTCAGTTGTAACTAATGTTACAATTGCTCCAAACATTTATGTAACTTCTTCAGGCAGTACACAACAAGATGCAAGAAAGATGGCGCAAGAAATTGCCCAAATTATGGAACGAGAACTTAAGAAAGAATTGCTGAGGAACGCCTAATGGCTGTTAACAACAAAACCAAAACTAAGAAGGTTCTTGAATCACAGGCAAAAATTCAAGCAAAAGCAAGTAATAAAAGTAACCCAGCATTCCTTTATCCCCGTGCTAGAGATGACAGTGATTTCGCCAGTGGTACTGTTGGTTTGCCCACAGTGAAGCGTGGGTATGTTCGTAGGTTAACTGAATTCTATAAAAGGTCGGCAGATGGAACCGATAACCCAACTGTTTTAGATAACTTGAAATGTCTCTTCCAATTTAACCCAGATAGCATTACTCGTAGTATCCAATCGGATACAAGTATGCAATTGTTTTTTAACCAAGAACCTGCACAGTTAGCCCAACCCGTACCTGGAAAAGCAGGGTATGCCTTTGAATTATTGTTTAACCGTGAGGCAGAAGTAAATAGTGGTACATACCTTTCTGGTGGGCAACAGGTGAAAGGAAAACCTGCAATTGTAGGTAGTACCGACGAACTTGAAGTTGCAATAGATAGTTTTGTAACAGATGCATACAACCCAGCATGGGTTACCCAACTTGGGGTTATTGCAGACATAATGATTCTTGACGACATTTTAGGTGTTGGTCTTTCAAAAGATGTTGTTGACGCAGTTACAGGTTCTGCGCTCTCCTTAAAAGAAGACACTTACGAAAAAGTAGACGAAAATGATAAAGATAAAACGGTTCAAACTGCGGTGTATGACAAGAACAGAATGAATTCATTTGTTGAAAACCTTGGAAATAAAGCGTTTTTAGTTCCGCAACCTATCCGTGTAGTGTTTAGTAATTGGATGATGGTTGAAGGATTTGTTACAAGTAGTCAAGTTACTTTTAATAAGTACACTCGTTCCTTCATACCAACGCAGTGCTCAGTAGCAATACAGATGCAGGCTTTGTATATTGGTTTTGTCCAAGAAAGTACATTCTTAACAGACCTACAAACAGTGGATTTGGAAACGCCTGGTGTAGCAGACGTACCAGCAGTAGGTACTAACGAAAGGGTATTGTACGATCAAACAAAAGCAGGTTTACGTGGGTTTCTTGATAATGCAGTATGGCAAGCGGGTCAAAGTGGCGTTAAAAAAGTTAGTAGTTTTTTTTCAACATCTGAACCAAGCGAAACATTAAACTTTATCGTAAAAACAACTAGAGCAGGTCAAGCGTTTTATGACACAATGGTTAAAGAAGCAAAAGCAGCAGGGGAAGCCACCTTTACGTTTAGTGGGGAATTAAAAATTTGGTGGGATTCTCACGTAACAAATGCAACTAACTCTAGAACTGTGGGCCTTACTGCAGCAACTACTGCTGGCGGTGCTCCTTTAACATACGCAAGTGGACCACCACCTACTGTGGGAACAATTAACTACGGACAATGGGGAACACTAAGTAGCCCAGTCATTATTAAAATTGATGATCATCCTGTGTATTACAGTGAACGTCCTGTGGTAAGTCCGCCCCAAGTAAGTTATGATGCCCTTTACTACGGGAAAATTGCTAATAGGGGAGAAGATGCTGTATGGAGATGGGAAATTGCGGACACGCTATTACCAAGACCCTTTACACAAGACAAGTTTAACGTAGAACTTAAAATAACCACTTTCTGTGCAAGGCCAGGCATTAGCCCTATACAACTTCCACAAATTATACAGATGCGTTCAACTGTAATGTACGACGAAAGCATGAAACTAAACCCATTAACAGTTGGTGCATTCCCACCAAGCCTGAAAGAAAGAAAAGTATGATTACTGTTCTTTCTCGTTATGGCTTTAATCCCATTGTCCTATCTGATGGTATTACTACGGCTGCTAGAAAAGAAGTTTCTGACGTATCTGTATTTATATACACTGTGCAGGTAGGCGACACAATGGAGTCACTTGCTTCAAAATTGTTTAATGACCCAGGTCAATGGTGGAGAATTGCTGATGTAAATCCGCAAGTGGGTTTTCCATTGGACCTCACCCCTGGAACACAACTACGGATACCCGTATGATTACTCGGTTTCCTTTTAATGATGCCCCAATTATCACTACCGACATTGTTGGTGGTTCTGTTCCTGACTCCCAAGTTGCCTCTGTTGAGTTATCTTATTCAGAAAACAAACATGACATTGCAACCATTACTTATTCAGGTTTCCCTGCAGCCGCAGTTACTGCCTACCGTGGACTTCCCGTAACAATTACCTTTGGAAACAATACGGCTAACGTAATAGAGTTTAATGGGTATGTTGCTTATGTAGAGATTGGCGCATACTCCCGCATGGGTTCTGTTAACGATTCCCTTATCCAAGAAGCAAAAGTGGTTTGCTTTGGAACAAGTTATGAAATGAAACCTCCAAAAAGCGCTGTGTATAAGAACACTTCGTTACCAGCCTTAGTAAAAAAACTAGCAACAAAGTACAACTTTTCATACTCAGTTCCCAATAACTCTTATGTTTTTCCAGTAATTGATCAAAGCAACAAATCAGATTGGGAAGTATTGGTAGATAGTGCTAACAAATTGGGGTATTACGTAACTGCATCAAACGCCCACCTAAACATATATGACCCATTTTCTAATTACTACCGAGGGCAGATACCTACAGTTTTGCACTCTCCAGAAGGTGACGATGGTAAGAAAAGGGTGCCTGGTGTAATTATGGAATTCAATGGAACCTTTGGAGACATAACTCCTGATGGTGATAGTTACAACTACTTACTAAAAACACTAACACCCAAAGGTAAAACACTTCAAAATGTTTCAGGGGCTACTGCCTCAAGTGGGCTAGGCCAACCAGTTCATGGAAGGTTTACCCAAGAAATAACACTACAAGCAACCTCTATTAATACGCTGAAGCAACTTACCGAAGGGTATGTTAAAAAATCACTGCCGTTCCACGCAGACCTTGTTGTGTCTGGCATCTCTACCCTACTACCAGGATCAATTGTAGAGATTAGTAAATACAATTCTGAATTTGATGGTTACTGGATTGTCCAAGATGTACGCCATTTAATTAACGTAGAAAACTACATAACTTATTTACATATTAAAACTGATTCTACTAACTTAGCGCCAATGCTTACAAAAGAAGGCAAATCATATATTGCCCCACCTAAGCCAGTGTTACAAAATAAAATATGGGAAACCTCTAAGGAATTTTCATATGTCTACTAACACCCATAGAGCAATTGTTACACAGGCTAATGCCGCTACTGGTGATATTCGTGTGCGGATACCTGCCAAATTTGGTTCTGACACTGCTTTAGATATTTCACGTGTGGGACGAAAAGCAACAAATGGTGTTTGGCATGTACCTAATGTAGGTGAACAGATCGTAGTAACTTCTGATGATGATAGTTTTACTAATATCTTTTGGGTACAGGTTGATAATCCAGTAGTAGATTTACCAGATTTAGCAGATTTAGCAGATGTAGACATACCAACACCTTCATCTGGTTCTGTACCTGTGTGGGACAGTGCCATTAATAAATGGGTAGGAACTAATGCAAACTATGCCGCAGAAGCAATAACATTACTGACTATCAACATTGATGGTGCCGATACTATGAGCATGTCCAGCACGGGATCCATTACCACTGGCAGCAATGTTATTTTTACTTTTGGTGGTGTAGCATCAGACAGTGAGTTGCAATCATACAAAGACGCTTCTTTTTTAGGAATATTTAGGTAACTATGTCTACTATTAAAACACCATTTTCTATTGCAACGTCTGGAAAGATATCTAAAGAAACTGATCTTGAAAAAGAAATAGGGCAAAAGATAAGAGACTATGTACTTACACAAGAGTTTGAAAGACCTATGAATCCAGCATATGGTGGAAACAGTCAAACTTTAGTCTTTGAAAACTATGACTTGTTAGTGTTTAGTGAGTACAAAAGAGAACTCCATGACGGCTTACTCACTAATGTGTCTGGTGTAAACATTGTGGATATTAGATTGGTAAACCCTACATCAAGGGGAGATATCCCCGATAATACCCAAATGATTGAAGTTTTGTACGTAGTACCACCAAACAATGAAGTTACTAGTGCAGCATTTAATTTAGTATCCCCACTATCTCTTACCGAGGAAACGAACTTATGACAACTTTTGATTACACTAGTCGGGACTATTTTGCAATTAAAGCAGACCTGTTAGCCCGAGCAGAATCTGTATTGCCCGAATGGACATCACGAGATGCTTCGGATTTTGGCATGTTGTTGGTAGACCTTTGGGCGTACATGGGAGACATACTCCATTACTATGTTGATCGTGCAGCGCAAGAAGCGTTCTTATCTACTGCTACACAACGATCCAGCATTATGGCAATTGCCAATCTTCTAGACTACACACCAACTGGAAGAACAGCAGCAACAGCAACTATTACGTTAAATGCAACAAACTCGGCAGCAACGGATGCTACGCCAATACTTATACCAAAGAACACAAGGTTTGTTGCAAACCCACTAATTAGTGGTGCTGATGCCGTTGTCTTTACATCTACACGTTCTATTGCTATCAATGACACTGGAACAAGTATCTTTGGATACACCACTTATGCAAAGTCAGCAACGATACCTGTCACCCTACAAGAAGGTGAACTATTTACACAAACTTATACGAGCAACGGTCTTTCTTCACAAAGGTTTACATTAAACAAAACAGGAGTAGTTGCAACCTCAGTAGAAGTTTCTGTTGCTGAAGGGGCTGGTGGTACTAAT